TTACATAATCATCAAAAAAATATTCTAATCTTTCTTTAAACATATAAACATCTTTTGTATCTTTTAAAGATGTCCAAATAAACCCTTCATTTTCATTTTTTTCAGGCTCTTCTTTTTTAAAATCTTCTATTTTATCTATCATTTTGGTATATCCGTATGGAGTATTTTTGTTGTTGTTCTAATTTTGCCCATATCTTTTATGTTGTCTACTTTATAACCTTCTATTTGTTCATAACCATTTTCTTTTGCCCACAATACACGCTTATGGCCTGTTACAACATATAATCCCTCAATGACATCACCATTATCATCTTTTGGTAATCTTTTAACTCTTTCCCAATAATCTTTACTATCTACAACAGTAATAGGATAAATCATACCAGCATTTTTAAAAGATTCATAATATCCATATTCATACATCTTTTTATGTAACCAACTTTCACCAGCAATAAAATGTATCTTATCAATATCAAAGTTATCTATTTTAAAATCTAAATCAGGATATTTTTTTGCTTTTAGTAATTTCATGACCACACTTCATTATATAGTATGAATCTACAATATCAGATATTGGATTTCCTATTTTATTTACTTCAAACTCTTTTATTAAATCTGTTTTTGTATGTTGAGAAAAACATTCATACATTAATTCTTTATTGGCATTACCCTTTTCTGTTGCACATTTTTTAACAACACTTGGTACAATAATATCATAATTTATTTTTTTAGCTCTTAAAAATGATTTTAAAATACCACCATTTTCTGCAATTTGAAATATGGCCTGACCTTTACTGCCATATGAATAACCTTCTATAAAAACTTTTGTACCTTTCATATCATATAAACTCATATCACCATAATCTCTTAAACATCTATGAGCCCAACTTGCAAGGTTATTAAATCTTTCAATAGGGTCTGTCCAATCTTTATGAAGATGGCCTGTAATATTTTTTGTGATTTTGCCTTCCCACTTTTTCTTATCTGTTAAGAAATGAAATTGGCATTTATGAAAATCAAAATTGCCTTTAGAAATACATAAAGCAGGAGAATTTAAACTATAATCAATCCCAGCTATCAGTCGATTCATCTTCACTTTCCTCATAATCTACTTCATGACCACAGAATGGACATGTGTATGGTTGTAAATCGGTTTGTTCTAAATGCCAACTTACTGTAAACTCACTATCACAGTTAGGGCATATGCCTAACATTTTTTCTATCATAATTTAAATTCTTTAAACTGGTCTTTTTCTACATCTTGTTTAACACCACCAATAACATAACTTTCTATTTCTGTTTCTTGTGGTGCATTTTGCAATGAGCGACTATTCAGCCAATGGTCAACCCACGGAAGTGGATTTGTTTTTTGTTCATACTTAGCCTCCAGACCAATTGACCTCATTCTACGATTTGCCATATATTCTACAAATCTATGTAAAAGTTTTTCTGATAACCCAATCATAGTACCTTGTGTTAGTAAATAGGTTGCCCACCTTTTTTCTTCTTCTACAGCGTCATCATACATTTTATAAACTTCATCTTCTGTATCTTTAATTACATCTAACATTACTTTATCATTTTCATGTTCTTTATAATTGTTTATGATTCTTTGAGATACGGCCAAATGTTGAGATTCATCTCTTGCAATAAAAGATATAATCTTAGCAGAACCTTCTAATTGTTTTAATTCACCAAATGCAAAACTACATGCAAATGATACATAGAATCTTAAACCTTCCAATATGTTTACTGTACATAATGCCAGCCATAGTTTCTTTCTAAGTTCGTAATCATCAACTTTTTGACCTATCATTTTCTTGTGTCCTATTTCAAGTAAGTCATCATAAGCTTTTGTTACTGATTTTGCTCTTTGTTCTATTTTCTCATCTTCAATAATTGTATCAAAAATTTCTGAAGGGTCTGAATATAGATTTTTTATAATGTAAGTATATGACCTAGAGTGGATTGTTTCCATAAAATCCCATGTTATGATACATGATTCTAGTTCAGGTAGACTTACAAATGGTAAAAATGCAAGTGCTGGTCCTCTTCCTTGAACGCTATCTAACATAGTTTGATATTTTAAATTTGATGTAAAGATAAACTTATGTTCATCTCTTAAATCTTGATAGTCGTTTCTATCTTTTTGTAGAGATACTTCTTCTGGTCTCCAGAAATATCCTAATTGTTGTTGTGTTAGTTTATCAAAAATAGGATATTTGAAAGTATCATATCTTTGTACAGCCAAGTCTTCACCAAAAAACATAGGTTGTTTAGTAAAGTCTAACGATTTGGTTTTATTAAATACTCCTTTCATAGTGTCTCCTAGATAGTACAACTATCACAAACTTCTTCTTCTTGTTTTTCTGTTGTTTCTTTTACATTATCCTTCCAACCAAGAGGATGTGCTGGTTCATCTTCATCTTTTTTACTATCATATGTGTTTTGATAGTAAGATGTTTTCCAACCATATTTGTATGTAGTCAATAAGTCTTTTGCCATACTAGATATTGGCACTTGACCATCTTCAAAATTTTCTGGGTTATATGACCAGTTACCTGATATAGCCTGGTCAAAGTACTTTTGCATTACTGCAACGATATTTATATATCCAGAATTGTCTGGCATATCCCATAGTAAAGTGTAAAAATTCTTTAATGATTGATATTGTGGTACTACTTGTTTAAGTGGACCTTTTTTACTTTTCTTGATAGATAAGTAATCTCTTGGTGGTTCAATACCATTTGTTGCATTAGAAACTATACTAGAGGATTCAGACGGCATTTGAGCTGAGAGTGTGCTATGTCTGAGACCATGCTCTTTAATTTCATTACGGAGAGATTCCCAATCTAAAGATAGTTTACGATTTACAATCTCATCTACCTCTTTTTTGTAGGTATCAATCGGTAAAGTGCCGTCTGAATATTTGGTTCTGTCAAAGTACTCACATTTACCTTTTTCTTTTGCAAGTTGCAATGACGCTTTAAGTAAGTAATATTGAAAATGTTCTGTTAATTCATCCACTTCTTTGAAAGCTTCTTTATCATCATATTTTAAATGTACTTTAGCAAGATAGTGTGCAAGGCCAATATAACCAATACCTAAACTTCTTCTAGATTTGGTTGATACTTCAGCCGCTTTTACAGGATAGTCTTGTAGTTCTATTATTTCATCTAGAGCTCTTACTGCTAAATCACATAAACCTTCTAAATCTTCCAAGTATTGTATCTTACCTACATTAATTGCTGATAAAATACATAATGCAATTTCACCATCTCCATCTATATGGTCTAGTGGGTCTGTTGGTAAAGTAATTTCTTGACATAAGTTTGACATATAAACTCTATCTTTAAAACTAGAGTGAGTGTTACAATGGTCAATATTCATAATATAGATACGACCTGTTTCAGCTCTTTCTTTTAAAATACTCATGAATAAATCTTGAGCATTTAATTTCCTTTTCCAAACAGAGGTTTTTCTTTCTGCCTTTTCATATTCTTCATCAAATTTATCTGTACCCCAATGTTCATATAATTCAGGTACTTCGTGTGGTGAAAATAAAGTTATTTCTTCATTCTTAATAAATCTCTCATAGAATAATTTAGATAGTTGTATTGAGTAGTCTAGTTTTCGTACTCTGTTGTCATCACTACCTTTATTGTTTTTCAATACAATAATATCTTCTATTTCTTTATGCCATATTGGGAAGTGTACAGTTGCACTACCACCTCTTACACCATTTTGAGTACAACATTTAACTGTTGCTTCAAACTTTTTCAAGAAAGGAATTACGCCTGTATGTTGTACTTCACCACCTCTAATTTTAGAATTAATGCCTCTAATACGACCAGCGTTGATACCAATACCTGCCCTCTGAGCAACATATCTACCTATAGCCATATCAGATGTAAAGATAGAAGGTAAACTGTCTCCTGAATCAACCAGCACACAGGAAGCATACTGTCTGAGTGGTGTTCTCACACCTGCCATAACTGGTGTAGGTATGTTAATTAAGTGTTTACTGACTGCACGATAATACTTCTTAATATAAGTCATTCTTTTATCTTTTGGATAATCATGAAATATTGTGGCTGCAATCATCATGTACATAAATTGTGGTGTTTCAAAAACTTCACCTGTACTTCTATCTTGTACAAGGTATTTGTCTATGACTTGTCTAAGGCCAGCATATGTAAAATCATAATCTCTTTCGTGAACAATCCATTGTTCCATTCTATCAAAGTCTCTTTGTGTATACCAATTTAATAGTTCTTTATCATAAAGACCCATTTCTACACATTTTTTTGTATGTTCAAAAATATGTGGATGGTCCCAAAGTTTTCTGTTTAGTGATTTTCTTAGACTGAATAATAATAGTCTTGCAGCTACATATTGATAGTTTGGTTTTTCTAATGATATTAAATCAGCAGCTGACTTAATTAATATTTGTTGTATTTCTTCTGTTGATATGTTGTCATAGAATTGTAGACCACTATTCATTTCAACTTCTGATGGTGATACTCCTGTGATATCTTCACAAGCGTGTTCTACCATATCGTGGATTTTTTGTATGTCTAAAGTCTCTTTACCTCTACCATTTCTTTTTACGACTTGAATTTGTTTTTCGCTCATTACACTCTCTTCCAATAATTTATTTTTGTTATAGCACTCAGTTTTGAATAAGTATTTTCAGATATTATATTACCTATTTTGGATTTTGTCAACCCTCTTAGAATCATATCATTAATATCTTTTTCTTTTATGTCATCAGGCCAAATTACAATGTTATAATCTTTTTCAATTACATCATACATTCTTTTAACTATCTCTTTATTTCGAGGTTCGTTATCAAATATATATGTTATATTGTCAGGTGCAATTTTTCTTTTCATAAACAAATCTGCACCAGCAGCCGCCAAACAATTATCTAAAAATAAACTATCAATCGGGCCTTCTACTATACGAATCTGTTTTGCAAAATTAATTCGTTCAAGGCCATAAATCTTCTGTTTACTTTCATCTAATTTTAAGGTTATGTATTTTGGTTCTTCTTTACCAAAAGCACGACCTTGTAATGCAAACAATTTACCCTCAATATCATAGAATGGTATTACTAATCTAGGATGTTCATACTTTACATTAAATGTATTGTTTTTTATTTTGTTTGCTAATTCATAAAATTTGTTGACAAGATAAAGTTTATCAAAATGTTCTTTTGGTATCTTTCTATCTTCAACATATTTTCTAGCAGGGTGTGATTCTTCTAAATCAGATATCTTCTTGTACTTATCTAAGAGACCTGTCTCCTTAAAAGCTGGTTTGAAGTCCATCTTTTCAAGATTTAATTCTTGTTTTACTGGTTTCTTATATTTTTCTAAAAGATAATCTGAATGTAGTCTGCCGTCAACATACTTTAAGAAGTTAACGAAATTAGCACCCTCTCCACAATTGTGGCATTTGAAGAACATATCATTCTTCACTCTATATATATAACCTCTAGCCTTAGTCTTGTCCTTTTTAGAATCACCACAATACGGACACCTGAAATTAAACAGGGTATTGGTTTTCTGTTTAAATTGACCTAACCTTGAGGATAGTAAATTTATATATTTTAAATTAATATAATCTGACATAACACGAGTTCATTATATAGTAATCAGACTAGAATGTCAAGTGTGGTTTAGCTTATAACTGTAGATAAAAATGCTGGCATATTCTTTGCTAATATGTAACCAACAACTATAGCGCCACCGAGAATTAACCATCTCCATCTTTCCAAGACATTTACTCTTTCGTTGATGTCGGATTTTAATGACTTAATTTCTAGTAATAATCTTTTTTCAGTTTGTGATATGTCTCTCTGCAAATCACGATATACAATATCTAATTCTTCACCTCTTTCCCTTACCTTATCAAATAAGATTTCTTCAGTTTTTTCTGATTGGGCAATCTTCTGTTCATGAACGGCCAACATTGATTTAATGCTTGTAGATACATCTGTTAATTTTTCTATAGCGTTGTCTAATCTACCTTGAATATTGTTTACATTTTCAATATCTTTCTTTAGACCTTCTACATCTACTGCTAATTTTTGTACACTATCTGTATTTGTTGGAACCATAATACTTTTATTTATATAGCAATTAATTTATTATCTCGATACACATTATGTGTCATTTTATATGTGTTGCTATTAGTTATATTTATATCTTATGAGATGTCTAGGACTGCACAAAGGGGGATTATGTACAGTCCTAAGTTACCAATTATCTTAAGCTTTCTCTCTCGTATATTCTTCTGAGCATACTTAGTTTTTTTATTGCACGCCTGTGTCTATGTTCTTTTTGTAAGCGTGTCTTCATCCATTCTAGGTTTTCTAAGTATCTCTTTTGTAAGTTTATTGGTATTACCTTTTTAATAGTTTTCTTTAATTTAGTTTTTTGTTCAAGTGTCAAATTTTCCTCCTTTATAGTTAATCAATTCCTTATAATCTACCATGACAAATTTTTCTGGTCATTGGAAACATCTGGACCACCTCCTCTTCAATGACCAGATTTCAAATTTAACTTTCACTATTTCGGCGTATATATTGTTATCAGTTCCTCCTTTCCTTTAACTTTAATTTTATCTATTTCTACTGATTCTATATTCTTTAGTTTCTCCATTGTGTATGAAGAATATAGAGTAGAAAGTACATCACCATTTTCATCTTTATAATTTCTTGTTGCAGCTTCTAAACGAGCTGCTAGATTAACAGCATCCCCAATTACTGAATAATCAAATCTTGTATCACTACCCATGTTACCTACAATACATGTTCCTGTATTAACACCAGAACCAATATTGATATCGGGTAGTCCTCTTTCCTTAAAATCTTGTTTTAATCTTTTTGTTTCTTCGGCACATTCTTGAGCAGTCTTTACTGCCATCTCGGCGTGGTCTTCACATTCAAGTGGTGCATTCCAAAAGGCCATTATACAGTCTCCCATATATTTGTCAACCGTACCTCCATTATTGAGTACAATTTTTGTCATGCGATTAAGATAGTCATTGATAACTTCGACAAGTCCTTCAGGGTCATCATTGTTTTTGTAGTGTTCTGAAATAGGTGTAAAACCAACTATATCCATAAAAAGAAAACTCATTTCTCTCCTTTCACCACCAAGTTTTAATTTACTTGGGTCTTTTTGTAATTCTGCAACTTGTCTTGGGTCTAGATATGTTTCAAATTGTTTTCGTATTTGTTGTTTTAATCTAAACTCTAATATAAATCTATTGAAGATACTGTGCATACCCACAATAGTAATTACTATTATTATCCAGCTTACATCTGATAATATTAAGTATTTATCAAATAAGAATTTTGAACCAAGAACACTTGCACCATATAATATTATTAAACTTAACCCTATAAACCAATAAGGTGTAAATCTACATATTAGTATAACAGTAAGTCCTAATATAACAGATAAAACTAATTCTAAAAATGAACTAATATCATATCTGTTTATTTGTTTGCCATCTATCATTGTTTGTAATGTAGAAGCTGATAACATGTAATCATATTTTTCACCAACAGGTGTTGCAATAATACTGTTTAATCCTTCTGCTGTTGTTCCTACAATGACAGTACGGCCATTAAATTTTGAAAAGTCATCTTCTGAAGCTGATATTGTTTCAAATGTTTTATTCCATCTTAACCATATTCTAGCATTAGGGTCTGTTTCTATAATTGGAAAACCTGGAACTCTTACTGCTTGAACACCACCATCTCCTGCCTTAACTTGATAACTAGGATTGCCTGTTGCAACTCTGATAACTTCTAAACCAATTGTTGGATATGTTGCCTCACCTATTCTCATTATCAATGGAATTCTTCTTACGACACCATCTATTTCTGGTGCTGTGTTTATAACACCTACACCATCAGCAACACTTCCTAACTCAGGTATTGGTCCTAACATACCTTCCCATTCAAATAGATAAGGTAATGG